CCGTGAACCACTCCATAGGTTCACATTATACTCTTCAATTAAAGGGTGAAGAGTTATCTGATTCTTTTAAAGAATCAGATGTATAAATCATTCATTAATTTAATTAAAGAATGAAGGCTAATAGCCTCTTCCATCGTTGATGGGAATCTTCTTTTAAAATGCCTCAATTTCTGAGGCAACGTAAAAATAAGTGGTGATCAAGCTGCTGTAGCAGCCATAATCATGCGCGCTGATGTCTTGGCTAAAGTAGTGTTATTTGTAGCTGGGAACCGCATAATAGCTCCAGCTGCTACGGATATAATCCAAGATCCGATAGTAAAATTAGAGGTTCCGCCAGCTATAGTGTTTATAAGATTTGAGATTGTACCTTCACCAAATATTGTAGGTGAGAAATCTGAAATTGCTGTTGAAGCATATTAATTAGTGAGTTCAAGAAATCCTGTAAAAGGTTTCAAAAAAGTCAAAAGAGATTCATTAGTTAATGGGTCAACTGAAGACCTTACAGTCTCATTAGACTATGGTATTATTGATGCTGGAAATCTAATAGGTCCAGCAGTAGATGAACCGGTAACGGAATTAACTACATTTTCTTTAAGATAAGTAGCTAAAGCTCCAGAATTTTAAGGGGTATATAATTCTACATCATAAGTCACGTAGAGTTATCCCAATTCTATAGCATTGCTCTAACTTGTCTTCAATTAGATGATTCCACAATCATAATCATTACGAGAAGCAGATGGTTAAATTGCTCCAGTAAAAAATTATTTGCCTTGCCATTTAGATGTGATAACGTCAAAAGAATGACTAGCGAAGACTGATCCTACCCTGGTACCTTACATGCTGGTCATGTATTGAGCTGTGGGGTTAGAAGGTATATCAGTAGGATCATAATCGTAAGCTAGATACATTACACCAGAGCTAGTAGTCGGACAGGTCGGCAAATATTCAAATCTCAATCGTTTAAAGGAATATTTCTCGAAACTAGGAGATATATTTGATAGCCAGGGAAATACATTATCATTAGCTGCGTTTATCTGGTATAAATAAAAGCTATCAGGTTTTACAGATTCTATAACTAATTCTCTGTGGGAGACTGTATATTTCTTTTAATTTCCAAAATTATTTCTAAATTTAAAACCTTTAATAACAGGTCTAGAAAAATTCTAGATGGAAGTTTAAGTTTATATCTTTTGTTTTGGGTAACGTTTAGGTTTAACTTAGACCACCTAAACTTTCTTCTTATTTTGATTTTATTTTTTAGAAGTCTTGTTTCTATTATTCTTTTGGTTCATGTTATTGTTAGTTTCTATTTTATAATTAATTTTTAATTATAAAAAAGAAAGTGCATCTGAAGTTTTTATGTCTCCGTTTAAATATATATTAGCATCTGGCTCTTCAAAATAAGTCAAAAGAGTTAAAAGAGAAAGATTACTTCTCTATTCAACTTCATATTCATGGGAATAACCTTAACTAGAATCTATAAATTAATACTTCTTATACATATCTAGTTCTTTAATGCTAATGGTAGGGCATTCTGGTAATTATATCATCCTCATATATAATAAATCTTCCATTAGCTTAGAAACTTTCTCACTAAGGACGCCTTCAAAAATAGCTTAAGCATGCAATCTAGGATATTGGTGTATAAGACGATTAGTTTTACTATAAAACTGCTTAGTGTTCAGTAACTTATTGTAATCCCTGGTCAAATAAAAATTAGAAAACGACCATTTACTACAAAAATCGATTTGGTCATATTCACTAACTATAACTTCTTTGACACATTAACCTATGCTAAAAGGAATAGGATTACGCTTTGTTTAACTTGTCCTTGTTAATATATCTTGAGAAATGTTATGAGTGCACCAGATTACTAGGTCATCTCCGGCTGCTATAACAAAACATTCATCATTAGATATCCATGGATTATTAATACCTATTTCTTCTAAGTAATAATACCCATAACAGAGGCTAGCTAAAGTATTCCTAAGAGTAGTATATGGGTCACCTGAAAATGTACAACCTCGAACTTACAGCCATATATAGTTGGTGGGATCTTTCTAAGAATCATAATTTTATCTAAAAATCTTCAAAATTTCTTAAGGCATATTCATCGATATGCCTGGTAAACAAGTAAAGAGAATATTTACATGGTTTATAGAATCTTCAAACCATGTAAGCAAAAACTATTAAATATTTCGAACATTATTTTAGTAGAAGGAGTTATTGGGAAGGAACTTAAGTAATTACTTGTACATGATGGAGTGCCATTTATCATCAATTGCTTACATGACTTAAATATTTTGAGTTGATTCAAATGCGGAGCCATCTATCGAATGGCTTATGTAATCACTTCTAACATTATTTTAGAAAACTTATTATAGTTAAGCTTTAGATAATCCCTAAATATATCCATGAACGTATTTCTTTATCAACTTATGAGATATACTTTGGAAATAACATGATGCACCGTGTTTGGCTTTAGAACCGGTCATGATGTTACGAGCCCTAGAATCCACTCCTTCTATAAATCTATCGTCAGGGAGTTATTAAGTATAATAAACTTCTCCACTCTTAACCATAGTCTCATAACAACCATGATTGACTTTTGAATCTTGGAATTCACGCATCATTGTTTCCCAGTATGCATTCTTCTTTTTCTCATCGAAATCACGTTCTCGTAACCACTAGATTGGATTAAAATTTTCAATAAGCTACTATGTATCAGGATCATTATCAATCATATTCTCTAACCATTAAAAGAACTTGGTTGTAGTCTTATTTAATCTAATTAAAGCCTATTTCTCAGGTTAGAGGTCTGATCCTAAGAACCTTTCAAAGAGCGCTTAATAAGTATTATTAACTGAACGAGAACTGAATTCAAAAGGTTTTTCTAGGGTGTTCCAACCTGATGTGGTCACATGTGCATAATAATTAGATTCTCTCAGTTCTTACTTACCTCGGCAAATAGACATGTGACCGTTAGTCTTAAAATAATTTTAAAGTTTATGCTGATTGTCTATTAAATTGGTGTAGCAAATATCAGTTAACATATGTTTTGGTGGTAATATAAAACCATCACAGGGTTTATCAAAATAATAACGTATCCCGGCGTTGATAGGTGAAATTAGTTATGCCTCGTTCTTCTTAGCTTTAGTTAGTATGACAGAATCTAAGTCGTGTTATTATATATCCTAAATAGCAATTTATTCATGTTTTGAAAGAATAGAGTCATATTGTTTAAAACCATTTAAATAAAAATTATTCGTTACAGGGATAGACACATGGTTAATATTGGAGATCATATCAGGAAATAGAAAATGGTAGATCCTTGCTGCATATCTATTACGGAACTATACTTCATAATTATCTCTATCTTTCTAGGTTAAAATAGGTTTACCTTTAAGAAATATTTTAAAATTCTAAATTTTATCACCGAGCTCTTCTAAGAAATCATGGATTTCGGTCAATTTCTGTTATATATGAATAATTCCGTCATATTTTCCATAATCATAACATAATGATGCCATTTTTTCACAAGTTCCAGGCCAAAGATCAAGTTTTTATTATATCGTCTGGAGTTAAACTTGTCTTAGTTTATCACTAAAGTAGTCACGCATCCATTAGGATTGAATATCACCTGGCAGCATCACTGTCGGACATTATCTAAAAGGTGAACGGATTGGATTCGTAACCTAAGCAGTAAAATGTTTTGCCCAACCCAAATCAACCACATTTAACAAGAATTAATCTTCCACCCTAGTGTTAGGATGTTAATAAATTCTGCCTGAACCTCTAACTTTCATTTATATACCATTTCCTAAAACATTAAAATATCCTTCAGAACAAGGTAACTTATAATTTCCACTCTAAACTGGGAATATCCAACCTGAAATAAAAATAGAGATGTCATTATGAGCAGGGAGCCATCCGGGAATATAATAATGACAGTCATTCATGATAATTACATATCTTTTCTACTAATCGAAAATGAAATCCTCTATTTTACAATGTTAAATTGGAAGGAATTTTAAGGTACTACTATCATTAGCTCCACTATAAGTCTACCTGTAGTTTTCTTTGTTATCTCTATTATAATTACTGTCATATTCATCTAGATTAGGTCTAAGAGGTATAAAATTAATTTTCTTCAATTAATTGTTAGGACCTGAATGCCATTAACTAAGCAGTCGAGCCATGCTGTAGTATTTAGATCCCATATCTACAATATTAATTTCCATATCGTTATTAGCTTGCATTAGAGCTCTATTGAGAATATCAGCATGTGCTGCATCGGCTAGATATCGTAAATTATTATGGCCATCATGACCTAATCGAGCTTCTTGACTGTCTTAAGTGGTAATATCGAAGCCGTATTAGTTTAATAACTGCATGAATGCTTTATCTAATTAGCCACAAGGTTTTGCTTAGAAATGGAATTTCTTATTAACTGTAACTTTAGCCTCAGTAATAGACGTTTTAGCATTCAGAGGAACTGGCACAGGAGTAGTGTTATAGATAGCAGCTATAGTTGCTGGACCTCCCTAGATCATAGATAGACAACCGGGATTAATCAGTTGACGGCAGAAACGGAATACCAAATCTTTTTTCTTTTCTACACGTTTTGTAGTAAACCAGGATATTGTTTTTTCACCATAATATTCTAGAAAACCATTCAAGAATACTTTGAAACTAGATTGCAGAATAGTGGTATCTTTAGGCGTAAAATACCGAGTAAATTTAGTCTTAGCTAGTTATATGAGCTGAGAGTATACCAATCTAGAGGTGCATGCCCAAGGATAGTCTGTATCCCTACCTAACTTATATAATTAAATTTTCAATAATTAAGCTCCATCTTTCTCAATATCAACTGCAGGTAAATGATTTGCGTTATTGATACGTCTGAGAAAAACAGCAAATCTAGCTTGCATCTTACGACGTAAAACCTAAGCTGAATCTTTCTATTTTTATTCTTAGGGAGATATCTTAATTTGAGGTTGACGAATACTTTACCAATCAACTTAGGAATGATGTATGGGTTTTGGTTAAATTTTAGGGACGTATAGCCAAACGTGTCCCATACCCTTACCTTAGTATTTGTAATAAATATTATACCTATTACTCTTAATGTTCTTTAAATTATCGGTTATACCGACATTAAGTGCAGCACATAAGCGTTAACAATCGACTAATGGTACTCCATTAGATTTCTAATACGAAAGTAGTTCTTATACGGTTAAATCTAAATCTTCAGATGAATCATATCTGAAAAGTTATACTAGAGCATGTATAAAACAATAACCATCTGGCATAGCTAACAATAATCCTGTTCCACAAGGAGTTACATAATCTGGGTTCTTTCGGGTTAATCTGCTCTTGATAACTTTACCGAAGTAGACATCTCCTACTTTAGTACGGGCTTACATGCAATCGCTAAAAAAATTTATGGTAGGTATAGACATTTCTTATAGATG